CGAAACTGGAACGTAGGGCTGCTCCCCCACACCACCCAAACGAAGCGATAGCAGCAATCGGGTCCGTAATGATTGCCTCACTTTTTGGGTCACAGACTATTCCACAGAAACCTGACGACGCAAGATCGTCATGCCACTCGATTTTTATCACAAAACCCAATTTTGCAAAAGCTTGTGCGTTGAACAAGCTCTGGTATTCCTGTGGGATAGTCACCAAACCGTCGTCGCCCTCAACCAACACCGGTATCTCTGGCACGACATCTCTAAGCACGAATGTTATCAACATCAAATTTGTCCAGCCATTGCCGAAAGATGTTGACATCTCACCTGACATCCGACGCGCCAAAATCTTGGCCGTGATGTCCGTATATTTCATCACATTCGTGCCGGAACATATATCACGAAACTGCTCCATGCGCTCACGCGCCAAGGCATTGTGTCTTGTCAAATACAACAGGACACTAAACTCACATATGCGCATGATCCTACGCCTGACCGAACCCTCAAAACTTGAGAAGTCGGTCTCAGCATATTTACATCCAGCTCGTTGCATTCTATCACGCATGTAGGCAGCACGGGTATGCGCCTTCACATACTTGATAAATTCTGGCATCTGGAAGATAATATGCTCACACTTCTTCATCAACGGCCCTATCCAGACCTTGATGTAATCAGTTCGTGACATTATTCCTCTCAGCGGCTTGTAGGCGGGGTAACCTTCTAGCTTCCCGTGACACTTATTAATCGCCCAGTACTTCAACTGGCGCATGCTCGGGAAATCAGGCATCGTCTTACGTACAGCGCGTAATTGTCTCTTACGCGGATTACTGTAATGCGTCCCTGCAAGCCACTCTTCAAACGCCTCCCAAGACGAGAAATCCTCATCAGGTCTGAGGCACTTATCACCCACACGTATCTCATTCTGACACATGCAGTGATGCGCGAAGTCATGAAAACACCCAGGCAAATGACTCATGTCAATGTCTGGTGTTTTCTTACCCACACGCAGTAATACCGCTTGCTCTTGTGCTGCCACCCCCGTGCGAGTAGGCGTTGGCAGCACGACATTGCCCCAATACACCGGTAGTGCAATATAACTCGGTTGCACTGGCAAATACCGTTCGTGACGGACAATATCATCTCGCGATAATTCCGTGACGATCGGCGTCTTAATATAAGATGCCGGGTATGGGTGCAAGAACGTCGTTGTTCTTAATAAAAGCAAGCGGGCCCGGCATTTAAATTGCTGGGCACCGACATCATCATGTCAATTGCGTAATGGACAGTATTAAGTGTGATCGGC